AAGGAAATCCAGGCGGTGGAGTAGGAGGAGGTTGCGCACCAGGAGGAGGTGGTGGCGGTGGAGCTGGAGCTGCTGGATCTAATGGAGCACCAGGAGGTGGTGGAACTGCTGCGGGACCAGGTGGAGCAGGAACAGCAAATTCAATAACAGGAACATCTGTAACTAGAGCAGGTGGAGGTGGTGGTGGATACTACGGTGGAGGAAGTCCAGGTAGTGGAGGACCAGGAGGAGGTGGTCCAGGAGCTGCTGCTAATGGAACTGCAGGAAGTGGATCAGTTAACACTGGCAGTGGTGGTGGTGGAGGAACTTATCCAAATGGTACAGGCGGAAGTGGTGGAAGTGGAGTAGTATACTTGAGAGCTCCAAGTACTTCTAAATTTAATGTTTCACCTCCAACAAATACAAAAACAACTATACCTGGCCCAGGTGAATTTTTAGCTACTTTTACAGTTAGCGGAACAGTGAGTATTTAAATTATGGCACATTTTGCGGAAATAGATTCAAATAATAAAGTTATAAGAGTATTAGTTGCTTGTAATCAAGATATTGCAAATAACGGTGGAGAACAATCTGAACAAGCTGCAAAAGCTTTTGAAAAAGTAGTTCCTCTTTCTGAAAATGGAGTAAAATGGATTCAAACTTCTTATAATAATAATTTTAGAAAACAATTTGCTGGAAAAGATTACACATATGATTCTATAAAAGATGTATTTATAAAACCAAAACCTTTTGCTTCATGGTTATTAGATAATAATAATGATTGGAAAGCTCCAATTGAATATCCAAAAACTTATACTTTAAATCCTCCACATGAAGATTTATATTTATGGAATGAAGTAAATCAACAATGGGAAATTCAACAAATAAATTGGGAATAATTTAATATGCCTGTATTTTCTACAAGAGGTGCAGCATCAGCTAAAGCTTTTGGATTTACTCAAGGTGGAGGCCCTCCAATTGATTTTGATTATTTAGTTGTAGCGGGAGGTGGTGGATCAGATGGTGGAAATAGAAATGCTGGATCTGGTGCAGGAGGTTTTCGTACTTCATTTCCAGGTGGAACAAAAATTACTTTAAGAACAGGTTCAAATACAATTACAGTAGGAGCAGGTGGAAGTTCTTCACCAGGTTGTGCTTCAACAGCAGGTACAATTACTTCAGCAGGTGGAGGAAAAAATACTAGTCCAGGTGGTTCTGGAGGAGGACAAGATCATTCAGCAGCTGGTTCAGGAAACGTACCTCCTGTAAGTCCACCTCAAGGAAATCCAGGTGGAAACACTGCAGGTGGTTGTGCTCCAGGTGGAGGAGGAGGTGGAGGAGCAGGAGCTGCAGGAAATAATGCTGTAGGTCCAAGACCAGCAGGGCCAGGTGGTTCAGGAACAGCAAATTCAATAACAGGTGCATCAGTAACTTATGCCGGCGGTGGAGGAGGAGGAGTATTTGCAAGTGGAACTCCAGGATCGGGTGGATCAGGTGGAGGTGGGGCAGGTGCTCCAATAAGTTCTCCAGCAACATCAGGAACAGCTAATACAGGTGGTGGAGGCGGTGGAGGAACTTTTCCAGGTCAACCAGGTGGTACAGGTGGAAGTGGAGTTGTATACTTAAGAGCACCCAGCACATCTAAATTTAATGTTAGTCCACCAACTAATACAAAAACAACTATACCTGGACCAGGTGAATTTTTAGCTACTTTTACAGTTAGCGGAACATTAAGTATTTAAAAGATAAAATATCATATTTACAATAGATTTTATTTTAGTATAATAAAAATAATACAGTGTTATAAATATGAATTTATTTAATCATTATTATTATTTTAAAGATGCATTATCACATAAATTATGTGATGAAATAATTGCTTACGCAAAACAAAAACAAGAAGAAATAGCTATAACTGGAGCGTTTGAAAGAGATAGAGACTTAAAAACAAATCCTCTTTCTAAAAAAGAATTAAAAGAATTAAATAAAAAAAGAAATTCACATGTTGTATGGATGGAACAAGAACGTTGGATATATAATGAAATTCAACCATATGTTCATAAAGCAAATAAAGAAGCTAATTGGAATTTTGATTGGGATTTTTCTGAACCTTGTCAATTTACAAAGTATTCAAAAGGACAATATTATCATTGGCATTGTGATTCATGGGAATCATCTTATGATCGTCCAAATAATTTAAATTATCACGGAAAAATTAGAAAGTTATCTGTTTCTTGTTCTTTATCAGATTCTTCAGAGTATCAAGGTGGAGAATTAGAATTTAATTTTAATGATCCACAACAAACTAAAAAAAATAATATTAGGAAATGTAAAGAAATTTTATCAAAAGGATCATTAGTTGTTTTCCCTAGTTTTGTATGGCATAGAGTATGTCCAGTAAAGAAAGGAACGAGATATTCATTGGTTATGTGGAACCTTGGATATCCTTATAGATAATGAATTTAGATTATACTGGATATTTTATAACTCCTATTTATTCAACTATTATACCAGAATGGGTAAACCCATTTAATAAAGCTTGTGATAAATACATTAAAGAAATTAAAATTAAAAATAAAAGTTTTATTAAAAATAGAAATAAACTTTTAAAAAAAGATATATCTGATTTTGGTTTATCACATCATTCAGTACCTCTAATAAATAAAGAAGAATTTAAAGAGTTTCAAGAATATGTAGGATTACTTTCAAATAAAGCACTTGATCATATGGGATATGATCTTACTAATCATGAATTATTTTGGACAGATATGTGGGTTCAAGAATTTGCTAAAAAAGGAGGAGGTCATCATGAAGGTCATATACATTCAGATAATCATATTAGTGGATTTTATTTTTTAAAATGTTCAGAAAAAACTTCTTTTCCTGTTTTTCACGATCCAAGACTTGGAAAAGTAGTTACTGAATTACCTATTAAAAATAATAAAACAACTTTTGCTACAGGTTTAATTAATTATAAACCTATTCCTGGAACTTTAATTATTTTTCCATCTTTTTTAGAACATCAATTTACAATTGATTATGGTATAGAACCTTTTAGATTCATTCACTTTAATTTACAAGCTGTAAGAAATATGATAACAAATGTTTATAAAAAATGAGTTTTAGTAAAAAGAAATATATAATTGCAAAAAATGTTATTTCAGTGGAAATGGCAGATTTTATTTATAAATATTTTTTACTTAAAAGAAGAGTAGCTGATACTCTTTTTAATGAAAAATTTATATCACCTTTTACAGATTATTTTGGTATATGGAATGATCAACAGGTTCCTAATACATATTCACATTATGCAGATATTGCAATGGAAACATTACTTGTAAAAGTATTACCCATAATGCAAAAATTAACAAAATTAAAATTAACACCTAATTATTCATATGCTAGAATTTATAAAAAAGGTGATGTCTTAAAAAGACATAAAGATCGTTTTAGTTGTGAAATTTCTACTACTTTAAATTTAGGTGGAGATTCTTGGCCGATTTATTTAGATTTAACAGGAAGTGATAATGTAATTGATGAAAGCAAAAATATAATAAAACCAAATGCACCTAAAGGGATTAAAGTAAATCTAAACCCTGGAGATATGTTAATTTATAAAGGAAATCAATTAGAACATTTGAGAGAACCTTTTGAAGGTGATCATTGTGCACAAGTATTTTTACATTATAATAATATAGAAACAGAAGGATCAAAAGATAATTTATTTGATAGGAGGCCACATTTAGGATTACCTTCGTGGTTTAAACAATGAATTTAGATAAAGATCAACGTATTAAAGAACTTGAAGAACAATTACAAATGGAAATTTCAGTTAAAAAATCTGAAGTTATGTTAAACAAAGAATTAAATGAAAGAATAGAAAAACATTTATTACATATAGAAACTTTAATTAAAATAAATGAAAATTATTCAAATACAATTGGTATATTAAGAGCAAGATTAAAAGAATTAATAGTAAAAATAAATTGAAAACGATAGAAGAACGTTTTTCTAAATATTTAAAAAATATAGTTTGGCCTACACAAAATCAAAAAGAAAAAGAATTTTGGAATGTGTCAGGAATATTAAAAGAAAAATCTAATCAACATTTAAAATTTGATGTAAGACCAATGTTTAATATGCCAAACGGTCAATTAGGTAAAAAAGGAACAATATTAAGCAAAACCGATAAAATAGTATTTGAGACAGATAGAGAATGGGTAATAATCGATTTTAATGAATTTAGCGATTTTATTAAAAAACAATCTTCTAAAATCATTCAATTTGAAGATTTGCTTAAAAAATTAGAATGGAATATATACATATCTAAAGTATAAGCTTTCTGGCTTTTATAAAATAATCATGTATAATATTAATTTATGCCTTTACAAAAGATACAATTTAAGCCTGGATTTAATAAACAACAAACTGCAACCGGAGCCGAAGGGCAATGGATTGAAGGTGATAATATTAGATTTCGTTATGGAGAACCACAAAAAATAGGT